AAACAACTTCCAATAATGCTTTCATTTCCTTCTTGAATTATTAACCATGGAAAATAACAATATGAATGATTGTATAATTGAAGTCTTGATGTCATCCAATCAGAAGAATAATAATAATTATTGAATAAATTTAAAATATTTTTTACTCCTCTCAAAGAAATAATATAACCTCCCGTTAAATATTGTTCTTTGCACAAATTCCATTTATCTATTGGATAACTTGGTTCAGATGAATTTAATAATATTAAATCCCAATTAGGGTCTGTAATATCCTTAAAAAAATTATCTAATTTATATCTCCAATCTTTATCAAAACATGCATCATCTTCTAATATTAATGCATATGGTAATTCATTATAATATATATGTTTCCATAAATTTACATGTGACTGAGCACATCCTATCTGTCCATTATTTAAGTTATTGTTAAAAGTGTCAATAATATCATCTGTACCACCAATTGAAGCAGGAATTCTATTAACATCAAGACCTATAATTTGGAATTTTTTTTCCATTTTTAACCAGCGTTCATTATTATTTAATAGAGATATACAAAAGCAGTTTGATTTATTAAAAATAAAATTACTCATGTTTGTGATTATTATTTATTATTTAAATAATAATCATATTATTATATTATTATATAAAATAATAAAACAATATAAAATAATATTATATAATATTATATATGATGTATAGCTACACCATGAATTTACTTATCATGTTCTTAAAATTATCACTACTCGTTGGGTTTGTTACAGCAAATAATTTTGACCCAACTAATTCTTTTGAAAAATTCATATCCCATTATGGAGTAAAAATTGAACCCGTACACTATCAATTTAGAAAAGCATTATATACACAAGAGCAAAGAAGAATTTTAGCACATAACAATGCTAATAAAGGTTGGAATGAAACAATGAACCCAATGACAATCCTAACTGCGGATGAAAGAAAACAATTCTATGGATATTCAAAAGGTGTTAAACAATATCATAGTCCTATTAAACAAATAAAAAATATGATTTCAAATACAATTGATTTAAATCTATTACCAAAGCGTGTTGATTGGAGAACTAAAGGAGTTGTTACAGCTGTAAAATCACAGGGCGGATGCGGTAGTTGCTGGGCTTTTGCTTCCACAGCAGTAATTGAGTCACATGTTGCTATAAATACAAATAAATTATATGATTTATCTCCACAACAAATTGCTACTTGTAGTCCTAATCCATTAGAATGTGGCGGTAAAGGAAATTGTCAAGGAGCAACAGCAGAATTGGCGTTTGATTATGTTGCTAATTCGGAAGGATTATATGATGTATTCCAAGTTCCATATACTGAATATTACGGAATTGAAACCACATGTGCTTTACCATCGGATGCGCCTAGAGCTACAATTTCAGGATACGTTAAATTGGAAGAAAACAATTATGAACAATTGATGCATGCTGTAGCTACTGTTGGTCCAATTGCTGTTTCAGTGGATGCGAGCTCATGGCATTCTTATTCTTCAGGAATTTTTAATGGTTGTAACCAAACCAATCCTGATATTAATCATGCCGTAGTTCTTGTAGGATATGGTACAGATTATTCGTCAGGTCAAGATTATTGGTTAGTAAGAAATTCTTGGTCTGCTTCATGGGGAGAATCGGGTTATATCAGATTATTGCGCCAAAAAAGAAGTACTAATTCAAATGGTGATGATGATACGTGTGGAATGGATACAACTCCTCAAGATGGAACTGCTTGTGCTGGAGATAACCAACCCGTTAAAGTATGCGGAACTTGTGGAATTTTATATGATTCATCCTATCCTACTGGTGCAAATACAGTATAATTTATTGAATAACACTATAATAATTTATTCATCATTATAGTCTTATATGTTTTTAATATTTTTACCAATTAGTAGTTTTTTTCACATTAATTCTTGGTCCAGCACCTCGTTTTTTATTCTTAGCAGGATCATATTGTTCTTCTTGGTCTTCATCTGGTAAACCCTTTGATAATTCCCAGAATTCTTTTGAACCTAATCTGAAATCATTATGATTATCTGCCTTATAATAAAATACTTGATCGTTCAACTTATTAGATTTGGAGTTATTATTAATAACAAGACATTCATAATTTTCAGTACATTGATCCATTACCTGACAAAATGCTTCAAATGTTGGAAACATACCAGCATAATTCTCATAAATACGCTTTCTATTCGCAATATAATTCTCTCGAAGAATAAAAACGTAATCTATATTAGTTCTCAATGTTGGAGGAATACCTAACGGATATTGCATTGTGATGACTAACATTACTTTCCAGTGTCTCAATAATACCGTTTTCATTTAGACATTTCCGTCTAAAATCATAAAACCTATACTTTTTAAATGGGTATAGCATTCTCTCGAATGGGGTTAGACTATATCTTAAGATATCATCGAAACTGGTTAGGCTTCTCAATCCCACGGGCGTTTAGTCGTTGAACAATCATCATATCCTTACCATAACGGAGTTAGATGACTTGCTGCGGGTTGTCTCTATTTTATACCTTTTTACTGTACCTTATGTGATTAGCATAAGCCACTATTATATTTCTACAATAGTTTAGTAGTATAAACCTTCAAAGAACTTATAAGTTCTTAATCAAGATTTTTCCGCAATTTGGACGTGTCGCATATTGCCTTAACAATATACTAGCCATTCTTTTGAAATGACTTTGGCAAACATTTTACCATTCATAAAAAGTAATCGCATTAATTTATCACGAGACCATGTATTGTCATACAAACAATCATCTAATATAACAAATGCTCTAGGGTCAATTGTCGAACGTTTATATGTTTCCATCTCTTTTTTAACTTGTTTTAATACAGTTCTCTGACGCTTTAAGATGTTCTCAATAATTGCTGAGTTATACTCATTATGAATAAACAACCGCGGCACCATTTTGCCATAAAAACCGTTGCCTTCTTCTGTTCCTGATATAACGGTTCCGATTGGAATATCTTGTTGATACCATAATAGGTCTCTCACTAAAAATGACTTTCCGGTATCACGCTTACCGATTAAAACTACGACAGGACCTTTATTTTCATTTGGTTTAAATTGGATACTTTTCATATCAAATTTTCTTAGTTCTAAAGTCATTATATATTAATTAAAAAAGAATTTTAAATAAGATTTTAACGCTAAATATTGTGAATAAAAGAACATTTTAGGATAGTTTAATTATTTAGTTAAATAATATATTTAACTAAATAATTAGTTAAAAATATGCTTAATTTATATTTTAATTCTCTAAAGATGTCCATGATTAATTATCAGAAAAGGAAAAACATTGAACTATTTAAGCATTTTGAGGAACCTACATCGCTTTTTCTCTCCAAAACACAGAATTATATACCTGTTTATTCCAGATTTTTTAGTTTAAATGATACAAATTATAACAGTATTAATCTGAATAATAAATGGTTTATTTCAAGTATTAATTCCGAAGGGAAGATAGAAAATAACGATAATCTTTTTATGTGCAGAATTAAAAATGTGGATAGTAATAAAGTAAAGGACAGAGAAGTATTTTTTAAAATGGCACCTTTATTAGACCCATATAAGTATATGATTGGTAAATATGATATAACAAATCCAAAACTATTTAATTTACCAAAATTAAATTCAACTGTGGAAGATTGTAATTCTAAATTTATTGATGTAAATAATGCGGCTTATGTTGATGGGTTGTTTTTATTTTTATCTAGTCAATTGAGACACACGTTTAAATTTGTTCATGGTGTAGATTATTATGGTTCTTTCTTGGCAATTAAAAATGATTTTAAAATTAATGTTTTTGATGACATTGATTATCTTAATAATTCTGATTTTTTTAATAAAAACAAGAATGTTCTATTTAAAATTGACGAATATGAACATTTATTTCAACAAGAACAAACCAAATTGAAACCATTAACAATAGGTAATAATATTAGTTTGAAATCAGTTGCATCTGTTAATAATGAAATTTTTGAGAATATATTTGAAGATGGTAACACAATTGATTTAAACGACCTTAAAGAGATGTCGATTGATTTGATTGATATGACAAATGCAAATATACAACTAGAGCATCAAGTAACTCTTAAAACTAATTCAACCTGTTCGTCAAGAACATCGCATACAAACGATGAAGATTTAGATAATTGTGAAAATTGTCACGAAGATTGTGAAGTATTTGATTCGGGTTCTGAAGATAAAAATAGTCATGTCAGTGGAGAAAAATCTAGAGATGTAGAAGAAAATTTTGAAGATGATGAAGATTGGGACGAAGAAGAGGAGCGAATTAATGTTGTAATTCCAAAATTTCCGATTCAACTTATTGGAATGGAATATTGCGAAAATACTTTTGACGACTTAATATTAAATAATGAATTAACAGAAGACGAATGGTTATCTGCATTTATGCAAATAATTATGATTCTTATTACATATCAAAAAGTGTTTAATTTTACCCACAATGATTTACATACAAATAATGTAATGTATAATGAAACAGATAAAAAATATTTGTATTATTGTTACAAGAAAAAATATTATAAGGTTCCAACATTTGGAAGAATATTTAAAATAATAGATTTTGGACGTAGTATTTTTAAATTTGACGGAAAAGTATTTTGCAGCGATAGTTTTCAAACTGGAGGCGATGCTGCTACTCAATATAACACTGAACCTTATTTTAATGAAAAGAAGCCAAGATTAGAACCAAATTATAGTTTTGATTTATGTAGATTAGCATGCTCTATTTTTGATTATGTTATTGATGATTTTGAAGAAATCAGGGATTTAAGCAAAATCAAAGACCCAATAAAACGTCTTATTTTTGAATGGTGTCTAGATGATAATGGTATAAATATGCTTTATAAAAATAATGGAGTAGAGAGATACCCTGATTTTAAATTGTATAAAATGATAGCAAGATGTGTTCATAATCACACACCTCAAGCTCAATTAGAACGTCAAGAATTCGATAAATTTTCGAAATTCCATAACGGAGACCTTGCTGAAAAAGATATTAAGAATATGGAAGAGGTTATGAATATAGACAAAATTCCATCACATATTTAACGGTGATATATCTAGGGTTATATTTTTTTGCAATGTGCAGAAAATAGTCATATTTTAATTTATTTATATATAAATATGGATAGCTTTGGTTTTATAATAATAAGACATGTTAACAGTGAAAAAACTAATATGTATTGGAATCATAATGTAAAATTATTAAGAACATTATATCCTTTTAGAAAAATCGTGATTATTGATGACAACAGTAACTATAATTACGTTAAATCTGAATTTGACTATAAAAATATAGAGATAATACAATCTGAATTTCATGGAAGAGGTGAACTGTTACCATATTATTATTATTTAAAGCATAAATTTTTTACAAATGCATTAATAATTCATGATAGTGTATTTCTACATAAAAAAATAAATTTCGAAAAATTAAATGGAATAAATGTTATACCATTATGGTTTTTTTATTCAGATACAGAAAATGTTGAAAATACGAAACGTATAGCATCTTATTTAAAAAATAGTATTGTTATTACTAATAAGATTACAAAGGAGTTAACTCTATTGGGTATGAAAACTAATGAATGGTTCGGTTGTTTTGGCGTTCAATCATATATAAATTTACAATTTCTGGAGAGAATCCAAGAAAAATATAATATAATAAATTTAATACATGCTGTAAAATGTAGAGCTGATAGGTGTTGTTTAGAGCGAATATTTGGTGTTATATTTTTTACAGAAAACCCTAGTGTAATTAAAATAAAATCAATGTTCGGTAACATTATGACATATCAACAATGGGGATATTCATTTGATGAATATATGATTGACTTAAAAAAAAGCACTATCCCGAAGAATGTTATTAAGGTATGGACTGGTCGTTAATTCAACCTTTTGCAACGTAAGTACCTTTTGATGAGCCAAAAAGCTATAAATTAACTCCTATATTTGTAAATTAAATTATATAATCTTTCTATTATATAATTTGATACCACATTTTCTCAAAGGTACTTGCGTTTCAAAAAGCTGGATTTAAAATGCAGGATTATCAGTAAAAACTGGTGTAACTGCTTTACTCGTCCCAGCTGTCATAACTGGATTTATTTGGTCGATTACAAAATGTGCTATTATTACACTAAAATAAACCAAAAGTGTATCCCTCATTAAAAGTTTTAATGGTTTGCTTTCCTTTTCAATATACCGCATTTCTAGAAATTTAATTACTAAAAATGTAATTGCTATTATTGCTGCGATTATAAATATACTAGTTGCCATGTATTATTTTATTTAAGAACAATCTTATTTTTAATTTTACGCAATTTATTCTAATAAATTTATTCTAAAACTTCAATTTCGTCTATTAATAAGTCCGGCAATAAATCCAATTTGGGTTCTTCGATATTATTAATATCTAAAGCATCTAAACTAAAATCTTGGTCGGAAATATTCAATTTAAGACTGTCATTATCATCTTCTGATTCTCTTTTTCGTTGTTCATTTCGCATTATACTTATTTCTTCTAATCTGTCAATATTTTTTGGTGCGGTAATTTGTGATACACCATTGTCTGTTTTAATATAGTCTATATCATTGAAACTTACACCACTACTTTTTTGATTTGTTTCTGATACTGGTTGTTGTGATACTTGCTCTATAATTGGTTCATGAGTAACCTCCTCTTTTACCTCTTCAATGACATCTTCTTCAACTGATTCATCCATATAAGCCTTCAAAATAGCCTCAACTGGAATACTTTCCCTCAATGTATTCAATATACATTCTTGAACAATTATTTCTAATTCTCTATAATTCTTTTGAATTTGTAATGGTTCGATTCCAACTTGAAATAGATAGACATTTTTGTATACTTTTCTAGCTACATTTATATAAACTTTATGTATAAAGTCGTCCAATTTTGGTATGTTAATATCAATCTTCTTTTGTTTTTGTCCAACTCGCATAGCTGTTAAAACTTTAAGCTGAATAATATGAACACATGTCACTAAATCTTCTAAATAATTGCAACCCGATTTTTCACAAATTCTTTTTCTCTCATTCTCCACTATTTGCTGATTCCACTTTGGAATTCGAGAGATTAAATTCTGAAATGTCATTAAATATTTATCCATTTCATTATTGTCTTTACATAATTTTATTGACTCTTCAAGAATTGATTTATATCCATCAATTATTAAAGGTGTCAATAGTGTAACCAGTCTAGCCCCCCATTCATTTTTAGATTCGTGAAGTGCGCTAACATTAAAGTCATCCATTTACATAAAACTTATATTTTCTAAAGACAATTCTGAACTTAAAAAAATGAAATTCAATATAAATAAAATCAATAATTTTTCGTTCCTAAATTCTCTCCTCACACGATTAAAACAAACCAATAATTCGTATCGTTTTTCAGTTGTAATTATATTTTCAAGAAATTTTGGATTCTCTAATAAAGTTATAATGTCTAAAGCACTATATCCTTTCTCATAAAATTTTGTACATAATATCATTAATTCATCTATTGTTATTTTCTTGTTAATTCTAATTAACTCTTTCGATAAAGCATTACATTTTTGAAGACTTATATCCTTCATTTTAAATACTTCATTCAAATTATATTTATATAAATTTATAGGTTGACCATTTACAACTGGTTCTGGTACATAAATTTCGCAAAATCGAGATATAATCGGTTTCATTAAACTGTATTTATCTTCGGCAACAATAAAAAAACGTGTATTATGGCTAAATAATTCTATACATCTACGCAGTGCTGATTGGGCATCCATTGTTAATTTGTCTGCGTTTAATAATATGATACTTTTAAAGTTATTTCCTCCATTACAGTTTATATGTGTTTTTGCAAAAAATTTCAATTCTTCTCTGATGAATTTAATCCCTTTACCATGTGAACAATTAACATACATAACAAACAATTTTATTTTCTCTCTATCATTATTATAAATTTTATGTATGAATTCATTAACAATTGAACGCTTTCCGCTTCCAGTTGGTCCGTGAAAGATGATATTGGGTATTTTATGAATCTCGTGAAAAAAATTTAATTTTTCTTTTATATTTTGATGAATATTTAATGACATATGGTTACTATATTTTACAACGTGTTTTTATATTTAAATATAACGTATTAATTAATTTACTTTATTAGAAGAAATATATGATATTGTTTTATATTTTACAAATTTGTCTATAAATAGTAAAAAATTATGGACAAATAACTTATGAATTAAATTATACGGCAGAAGTTAATGAATGTGTATAAGGATTTGATTTAAAAGCGCTTAAAATATTTCCATCTATTCGGTCACAACCAATACATTCATTATTATATTGCGGCACATGGATAGCCCCGTATGTTTGTACGCTTGGTGGAAGGGATGATATTTTTGAATAAGCCGGATTAACTCTTCCAGAAAATCTATCACAATCATCTTTACAATGAATATTCATTTGCTGATTGAATATCTGAATTCCTCCGGGATTTGGTCTATTCATTATTGTCTGTGATTTAATGTCATTATTATGTTGTCTATATGCGGCATCATAATTCATGTCACCGTAACCTGTTGCATATCCACCCGCTGCGGTATAATATTCACAACTTGTTGTGTCTCTTTGTGTTAAATCAGGAGATGTATAATTGTTGACATAAATACCGTCTTTTTGATTATTAATATTAAATGTAGGCGAGTAAAGGGTTGTTTCCTTGACGGTTGTTGGAGCAGTATTTTGAGGATTATAAACTGGACCTTTGGAAACTGAACCAGCGTCACCATAAATTCTTACATTGTTCATAGTTTCATCTTTTCTTGTGGGTCTTAAAATATCCATTAATGGAGCAACAACAGCACCAATTGCAGCACTAAATCCACTTCTCATTGTGTCAGGTTGTTTAACGGTTGAACGATGATTTTCATAATTTGTATGACTGCGTAAACATGATTCTTTATCTGTGTGGTCTCCTCTGCCAGCTGCTCTAGAATGATTAACTCCGCCTGCCAATACCTCATGACGTTTTGATGGTTCATAATTTTGTGGAGCTGTTGCTGCTTTTACATCTATTGCCCCTGCAGGACCCATATAGTCGATAGGAATATCATTTCGTCTAATGATACCAGTTTCTTGAATCGGTCTTAAAGTTTCCCCTTTAGATGCACCTGTAGTTGTTAACCAGCGGTCTTGACTATTAATGAAAAATGTATCTGGTCTTTGTTTTTCAACACGTCCTAACATCTGTGTCGTTGCAGCAGTTTTAATAAATGAATCTGCAGGACCTTCATGCCCTAATAATTCGTATTCCAATTTAGGATTTGTGTCAACTCTTAATTCGTCAACTGTTTTTGGCAACCATTTGTCTCTAGCTTCCATACCAGCATTGTAACCATTGGAACCATTAATACTATATCCTTTGTCTAAACCAGGACCCACCATTACACTGTCAAAAGGCTTGACATTATTATTTTTCATTCCAGGATTAACTCGTGATTGATAAAAATCACTTTGATTCGGCATACCATATGCCCATTGCATATTTTCTTCAGGTTTAAATAAAGGTGCTTGTTCAATTTTCTTTATGGTTTGAGAACCAGAGCCATTCATATTATCTAAAACGGTTTCAGCAATATTAATATCATATGCTCTACCTTTAACTTTACCACCATTAAAAGGAATCATATTGTTATGTTTAAACTGTTCGGAGTTTAAATAATTACCAGTTAAAGAAAATATATCTTGCGGGTTTTGACCAATTGCAACACCTTGTCTTTCTTTTTGTTGATATAAATTTTGATTAAAATATTTGTCAGTTGCTGTATTTGGGTTCGGGTAATTTTGAACAGTATCGACTAATTGATTTATGTTTGGTACAGGAAAATTTTGTGGAGGAATATTTGTATTTGGTAAATAATTACCATGAACTTCACTTTGTCTTGTGGCTAAATTTGTTCTGGTTCCCATATTTACAAAATTTTCTTGTGTAAGTTTTCTGATTTCCTTTTTAGTGCAATCTTCGTTTTTTTGATTTGATATTACATACATACCACCTAATGCTATTAATGGGACTGCTATTTCCATATTTATATATATAGAGTATTATATTTTAATTCATATATAATAATCTAAATCCACTTTTGAAAGGATACAAAAATACTTATTTTATATTTGTTAAATATTTTGCATGTAATCATATAATCAATTAACCTATATATAATCAATTAACCTATATGACTTCCTCTAATTAAATTATAACTACTAGGCAACATATTTTTATTCTCATCTAAAACACAATCCCGCTTTGGAGTGAAGTAATCTTTTTCTAAAATTCTTGTACTTAAATTATTTTGGAAAGGGATAGCGACATTTGCTTGTGGGTTTAAAGGAGGATATGACCAATCGGTTTGAGCTAAATCTCTATACCACCATGCAGGATTTGTAGCTCTTGATTGTTCAGTTGTTAATGCAGAACAAGTTGGATATTGTATAGCTTGATTTGGAACGTTATATTTTTGATATTCATCTTTTCCTAAACAATCTCTACTTAAATGTCTGTTGACACCTCTCAAGTCGCTTTCTAAATTAATAACATTTGTTCTTAAATTAGCTCCCCATTTTTGTGGAATAATTTGTGGGTCTTCCATATAACAAGGTTTATCGCCATTTCCTGGAACATTTAAAATCCATCTTCCGGGGTCAGTTGCTTGTTGCAATGATTTTTTTGTTCTACAGTCATCATATTTAAATCTTGTGAAGGCCATTTTATAATTATATAATATAATTAATTAAATTAATAATTTAAATACTTATTATTTTTTTATTATATGGAACTTGTTGAACATCCACCTACTCTGTGTTTAAATATGATTGTAAAAAATGAAAGTCGAATTATTAAAAGATTATTTGATTCGGTTATATCTATCATCGATTCTTATTGTATTTGTGATACTGGTTCAACAGATAATACTATTCAATTGATAGAAGATTATTTTAGAGATAAAGGTAAACCTGGAAAAATAGTCCAAGAACCGTTTAAAAATTTTTGCCATAATAGAAATTTTGCATTACAATCATGTGTTGGTCTCTCTGATTATGTATTATTACTTGATGCTGATATGTTGCTTGAAATAAATAATTTCGATAAGAAACTTTTAAATACCGCACAAAGTTTTTATATTCTTCAAGGTAACGATTCTTTTTATTATCAGAATTTAAGAATTATTAAAAATAATGGATTGTATAAATATGTCGGTGTCACACACGAATATATTGACACACCACAAACAAATACTGTAATTAATTTAAGTAAAAAAGAATTATTTATTCGTGATATAGGTGACGGAGGTTGTAAAAGTGACAAATTTGAGAGAGATATTAGATTGTTGTTAGATGGTATAAAAGATGAGCCACATAATTCAGCACGTTATTATTTTTATTTGGGGAATAGTTATCATGATTCAGGAAAATATGAAGAAGCCATTTCAGCATATAAAAAACGTATTGAATTTGGAGGATGGCAACAAGAAGTGTGGTATAGTTATTATAGAATCGGAAAATGTTATCAAAATTTAAATAAGTTTGCTGATGCCTTATATTATTGGTTAGAAGGTTATGATTTTTATCCTAATCGCCTAGAAGCAATATATGAAATAATTAAACATTATAGACTTAATTCGAAACACAAATTGTGTATGAAATTTTATAATATGGCCAAAGAAATACTTGATAAAAACGAAAATAGAGATGGTTATTTATTTTTACATAATGATGTGTATACCTATCAAATAGAATATGAATATACTATATTCTCTGCTTATTGTGGTGTAAAAAATATTGATAAACAAGTTGTAACAATATTTAATAATAGTGACGGAGGAGAAATTAATAATTTGTTATCCAATATGAAATTTTATAAACATATTTTACAAAAACAATCTCTATACACTCTCGATAATTCAATTGATTTAAATATTAATGGAGAAAATACTAATTTTTTATCTTCTTCCAGTTGTCTAATTAAATCTCCAAATATAGATGGTTATTTGTGTAACGTAAGATATGTTAATTATTTTATTGAACCGAATGGTAGTTATAAAAATTGCGATAAACACATAATATCAGTGAATCAATTTATCGAATTTGATAAAAATTTAAACGTTACTAAAGATAAATGGATGGATTTATCATATGACGGTAGATTATATATTGGTGTTGAGGACATAAAAATTTATCATGACAAAGATAGTTTATTATTTATTGGCACAGGTTATCATTCAAATAATAAAATAGGTATAGTTTCAGGATTATATGATGTAGAAAATAAAAAATTGGATGGAAATGAATTAAAACAACAGTTTAAAGATACTCAATGCGAAAAAAATTGGGTATTTGTCGAATACAATGACGAATTACATATTATTTACGAATGGTCTCCTTTAAAAATTTGTAAACTAGAAAATAATGTATTAAATGTAGTTGAAACGAAATCTATGCCGAAATTATTCTCTCGAGTAAGAGGTTCAACTTGCGGATATACTTATAATAAAAGGGTTGGAGAGAACAAAAATGGAAATATTGCTATTGATATTTTTGATACTGAAATATGGTTTATTAATCATATTGTCTCGTACGAAAACCCAAGACATTATTATCATATGATATCCGTATTTGATTCAAATATGAATTTACTACGTTATTCCGCACCATTCAAATTTGAAGGAGAATCAATTGAATATTCTTTGAGTATTGTAGTTGAAGATGAAAGAGTATTAATTAATTATAGTACTTGGGATAGAACAACACGAATAGGTATTTATGATAAAAAATATATTGATTCACTGTTGCAATTTTAATAAGCTTTTATATTATTTTAATTTAATAATATCTTAATTTAATAATATTTTGATTTAATAATATCTTAATTTAATAATATTTTGATTTAATAATATTTTAATTTAATAATATCTTAATTTAATAATATTTTAATTTAATAATATAAATATTTGTTTATATTATTCATAAATGACTACAACATTTGTAACTGCATATTTAAAAGTTTATGATGAAGAATATGATGCTACAAGAAGATTTGAAAACCGGTTAAAACATTTTATCTCTATGTTAGAACTAGGGATAAATATTTGTATTTTTATTGACCATGAACTAAAGAACGTTTTTAATGAATTAGAAGAAAAATATAAAAATTTAAAGATTCTTGGTTATATGAAGATTGAAGAGCTTGAATTATATAGATTGGGAAATAACCATCCTGATTTATGTAATCTACCAGTAAATCGTAATAATTTAAAAGATACTAAAGAATATATGTTCTTAATGTTGGCAAAATTAGAGTTTATTAAGAAAACAATCAATATAAATCCATTTGAAAGTATGAATTTTTGCTGGTTTGATTTTAGTCTAGCATATATTTTTGAAGATATGAATAATACATTATTAAAAATTAAACAAATTTCAAATACAACATTCAAAGAACGCTTTATTTATATGCCAGGTTGCTGGGATTTTAAGGTTGATGCTGTTGATTATTTAAAAAATAATATTGTCTGGCGTTTTTGTGGTGGTTTTCTTATTGGTGATAAAGAATCTTTAAGTCGATTTTACACAACAAGTCATAATTGTTTTATAACTTTTTTAAATCAAACAAAAACAATTGTTTGGGAAGTAAATTACTGGGCATGGTTAGAAAGTAAAGGATTAATAAATCCTACATGGTATTTAGCTGACCATAACGATTCAATAGTCGATATACCAAATAATTAAATATATAAATATGGTCCTTCACCTTTCACTTCAACCGCCGTCTTAAATGGTTCCGTAATAATTTCTGCACGTTTTCCGGTTACTTGCCAATAAAATTTGCAATTTTCACCGTAAACATTAAATTTATTATCTGTTACTTCACTTACATTTAATACATTAATTTTACCATTATATATTGGTGTTATTTGAACAGTAAAATTGGTTGCAAGTGCTGCTACATAATTTGGCAATTCAATCATAGTTGAATTATTATCTAAAATTTCCCCAGTTCCTCTGTAATAAACACCTGCTTCAGGACCTTCTAAACAAGCATGAACTAAATATTTATCTTGTTGAATAGGATGTTCAATTATAAATGATTTTGCAGAAGCATAATAAAACATATTTGATGTTGAGTCATACCATACACCATTAGTTGTTGATTCGTCACCAGAAGCACCTCCAAATTTAATTCCTGGTCCTGTGTCACCTTTAGGTCCTGTGTCACCTTTGCAACTTCTACCAGTTGGACCAGTAAGAGAACGACCTGTTGGACCAGTGTGACCTATTTGACCTATAGCAGATGGACCTGTTGGCCCTGGAGGTCCTTGTGGTCCTTGACCTTTTAAATCACAACATTTCAGTGCACCTAAATATTGAGGATAATTTCCATAGTATCTTGACATTTATATATAATTATAATAAATTATTTATAAATTTACTATTTTCAATAATCTTTCTTTATCTACATTATCATATTCGAACAAATACTTATTACACCATTCAGTATTCATATTTGTAGGTGAAACATATAATTTTTCTTTACAATCATTTCCAATATATCCATGACAGATAAGTTCTTCTTCTGGTATAACATAAAATTTATCATTTTTACAATTTAGCCAATACAAATCATTATCACCTTCTTCATAATTTTGGTTTTTACATTTGCCATCAATTCTACATTTATATTTAGTTAAATTAAATGAAAAAGAATTAGGGTTATTATGTGTGATTGAACCAACCTTTTCTTGAACTTTTTTCTCTCCAATTTTAAAATCATAAACTAATCCTTCAATGTCGTTATTTTTAAATTCAATAAAATCAATAGTTTTTTCTCTTAATTTTCTGTATTCAAGTTCTTGTTGCTGACAATTATTTGTTGGTGTATTTAACATATCAAAGCTAAATTTATTTGATAATTCATAATACATTGTTAATTTTTCTATTAAATTTTCAACGGTAACTTCATATTTATTATACTTTGATTTTTCTGCAATACCAATTGTTTTTAATACTTCAACTTCATCATATGGTATCAACCACATTTTTTTATCTTCTTCACAAATACATAATAAAATACAATTATCATATATTCTATTATTTAATCTAAAATAATATTGGGCTCTTTCAGTTTTTCTATTAGTTGATTTTACTTGAATTCCTAACCATAAATCTTGTTCTTGAATTTTTGGTTTAACAACTATATCAGCTTTACAACCATCGAATAATTTTTCTGCCGTATAATATTCTATAATTAAATTTTTAAAATAATTAATACATTTTAACTCTTGTAAACAAGTATTTTTATTATCTCCAACTCTAAATCCTTTTAACTTTATGCCAGTGTTTTTGTTAACACATTTGGGACAATTTATACCTTGATTTATACATTTAAAATTCTGCCAAGAAACATTATTTTCATGACCACAAGAAGCGATATAATTTAATTTTTGTCTATTGTTAATATAGTAATTGTAAAATTCCTCTTTACTATAACATAATTTACAGTTTTTGCTTTCAAAATAAGATGATATTGTTTCATATGTTGGTATTTCTAACGCACAATTCCTACATTTAATTCCGTGACCAATTAAAATTTCTTTTACAGGAATATGATTTATATGTCCACAGGTAGCAATATATTCTAATTTTTCTAATTGATTAGTATAGCTTTTGCTTATTAAGACACAACTTCTCTGAGTAAATATATCTTGAACTTGTTGATATGTATATCTTGTAGGCATATTTATGTAGTATTCAATTATATCTTTATATTGTTTTATATAAATATATAATTGTATTGTAGGGTCAATCCAACTATGCAGAGGGCAAAGACGCGAGACACATCCGTATGACCCCGAGACTGGCAACATTATACTTCACAATTAAAGGCAAATCATTCTCCAAGTAAACTTCTATTTGTTGGCATAAATTTGTGCATTTTATGAAATACCCGAGATTTTTGAGTGAGAATTCTCCCTGAATAATTTTAGATGAATCTTGCTTTGAAATGAAACCCATACTACCGTCTGATTCAGTGCGATGAATTTCTGCAGAGGCAAATTGTCCAGAACACCTAAATATCAATTCATTACCGACTGATTTTATTTCTAACTTCTCTGAAATACAAGATAAGTCACGAATAATTTTTTGGAAATCAGCAGACGGCAAATTAATGATAGAAGAATATTTGACATCTGGATAATCTAACTCCTCTGGGTCAGGTTCAATCAAACGTAGTTTCTGTGTCTTACATTGCTTAATCTCTCCATTTTCATACTTAAGTGATAAATAAGATACTATACCATCTACATAATCTGAATTTTCAATGTAAATAGTTAAAGTTTCGTCGTTCTCAATAGTGTTAATCAATTTGAAAAGATGAAACATATTCACGCCAATAATGATTTTGTCTTTTTTACATTCATAATATTCGAAATTTTGAGCGGATAAAAATAAGTGTACTAAAATAGTATGTGATTTATCCATATTGATAATTCTCATACCATCAGGTTCAAATGTAATATTTGTCTCTAACAAAATATCTTTAAGAGCAGTCATTAATGTTCTAAATGGTGCGATTTGAACTGTTTTAATGGTGAGAACATTTCCTTCAGTTGATGACATAACTTGGTTCTTATTTGAAAATGTGGACATTATAGTAAATTTTAAATTGAAATCTTTAAATACTTATGTATCTAAATATTTTAACGCAATTTTATAATTACATATAATTATTATTTACCGATAAATATTTACATATTTACCTTTGGAACACGTCTTGTACCATGTCCATGTTTTGCTCTTGCTCTTTTAGCTAAAGTTAATGCTCTCGATTTAGGTTTACAACCTTCTTCTAAAATATTATAATCAACTGCAGCTGCTTTACCTGATGTTATTGCGCTAGCTAAACGTGCTACACCCCATGATTGTGCAGTTTGATTTGGTCTTGAACCAGATGAATAATATGCTCCGGCTCCTTTGTTGATTATTTTTGCTAAAGCTGATTTGGAGCATCCAGTAGCATTTGCAAGCTCGTCTGTAGCGCCAATTTTATTTACATGATACATTTTTTCTGCTTTTACAATGTGACCGGATTTTTTAGACTTGAATGATACAACCTTAGGTCTTGAATGATAAATTCCTTTTCTATAAAGACGTCGAGATTTCATAAGTTCTTTTCCTTGTTTTCTCCTATCTTTTTGTGTAAGTCTTTTGGGTAAATATCGCAAAGTAATTTTCATATATTATATAGATATTTTAACTATGTAGACACATTTATAAATCTGTATGCATAGTTATACATTTATTTAGATTATACAACCCAAAATATTATATTATTTTGATAATTTTATATGTTTTAATTTAAATATATTTAAAAACATTTTAATTACTTATTATAATGTCAGAACCTAAACGAACAGATTGTTTATCAACTGTTGAAAAACTGTATGAAAGATATAAAGATAATGAATATATGTTACAAAGAATATATAATCATGTTCATGTTTATTTACCAAATACACTCGCACATGAAGCTAAAAATCATGAGAAAAGGCAAAATCTAAACAGTTATCTCTTTGAAGAACAACAGATATTTATGCAAGTTTTTCTGAGTAAAAATAACTACTATCACTTGTCAAGCAACAACTTTTATTATCAATATAATGGCAAGGACTATTTCATTGTTAAAGAAGACGAAATTCTTCACAAACTTCTCTCCACCATATCTAAGGAAAGAACACTTTTGCAATGGAAGCACAAAACTAAAGCTGCAATTATTAAGCAAATTAAGGATAGAAATTTATACACTTCAATTCCCGAAACAGACACTATACAAAATGTCTTAAATTATATTTATCCTTCTATTTTTTCTTCTAAAAGTATTGCGAAATATTTTCTTACAATAATAGGTGACAATATTTTAAAAAAAAACACAGACTTGACGTTTATAGTTAGCCAACAGATGAGACAATTATTAGATGAACTTGAAAATGTAGCAGCGTGTTCAATTGGTAACAATAATATTTCATATAAATTTGTTACAAAGTATCACGAAACACATACTTTTAATAATTGCAGATTAATTAAAATGAATGAGAATTATTCAAATGAATATTGGAGAGAATCCCTTAAAAAAATAGGTTTAAATTTATTATGTGTTGCAGCTCACTATTCTAGCAGATATATTAATTCTGATAATTTTCTAAATACAACAGTGGATGATGAAGTTATTAATTATGTATACACTTTAAAAAATACTACAGAAAATGGATTAGTTGAAAAATTCATTGGCGAATATATAGAAAAAACGTCTGATGATTTTAGAATTGAATGGAAAAATATACATTTCATCTGGAAGCAGTTTCTCTCTGGGAATAATTTACCAGTTGTTATTTTTTCAAATTCTTTTAAGAATATATTGAAATTAAATATTCCATACAATGAAGAAACAGATTCATTTATTGGTGTAACAAGTAAATATTTACCTATATATAAAGATTTTATTCAATTCTGGGATACAACAATAACTAATTCGTCATCAACAGATTTTGAAAACGAACTCGAAATAGACGAAATTAGTTCGTTATTTAAACAATGGTCTAAAAATAAAAATGTTTTATCGGAAGAGAATATTATTCGTGTATTAAAACACTTCTTTTCCACTGAAATTATTGATGACAAATATGTATTAAATATTACATCTACTATTTGGGATAAATTAAATGATATTGAAAAATCAACTGAATTTATTAAGCAACAAATTAAAGAAAATCATAAACTATCACTTATAAGTTTTGATGACCTATATAATTTTTATAATAAATACTGTATTAATAATTCAAATAAACTGGTCGTAAGTAAGCGTTATTTTGAAAAATATTTATATTATAAATTTGCGGATTATATTGTGTATGAAAAATTTATCAGAACCGAATGGATTGAGTGTTAATTATAATGTGTAATAATTTATTACATTATAATTTTACTGATATATTAATTTATTTTAACCTGCATTTCCAGCAACGAATTGAAGACCGACACCGGAAGTACCTACGCCTTGACCGTCAAATGAATGAGGAGACAATGGTCCTCCATAAGCCATTCCACCCTTCATCTTTCTACTCTTACGTCCTTTATGGAATAATTTGAATTCACCCTTCTTTGCAACATATCCAAGCTTTCTAAGATTCTTAATAGTTTTCTTTCCAGAAGCGTGCTTTCTTTTTGACACAATACGTCCATGCTTGTTCTTCATCAAATTACTTTTGGTTAATCCACCTGATGTCTTTTTGGCAGTTCCATGCCATACTTGAGCGCGAGTTCCTGTAGTTTGCATTATAAATTAAATTGAGAAAATAATTTTTACACTGAGAAAATAAATTTTACGCAATTAAAATCTATTTAAAGGAGCCATCCCGCTTCCACCTGGCATTCCTTGTATTCTCCCTAAATAATTTACGTTTAACGGTTCTCCTAAATAGAAATTACCATATTGGATATTTCCACCCCTTTTTGATTGGATAACTTGAGCAATTCTTGTAGCATATGAGACTTTTGCTGATGATGAATCTGAACCAGGTGTGTTTTTATCATATTTATTAGGTATACAATAACAATTGGGTAGAACAGATTGGTCTGGATACAATGCATTGTATGCTGCAATATAATTTATAATACGCGATGTGTCACTCCTTGAACCTGGTATAAATTTTCTTTGTGAATGCATAATAATAATATCTATATTGATTTTATTTTATTTTATTTTATTTTATTTTATTTTATTTTATTTTATTTTATTTTATTTTATTTTATTTTATTTTATTTTATTTTATTTTATTGTAAATAAAATTGATTATAAAAATCAAGTTAAAAATAAAGCTAATATTATAATAACAATGAGTGCTAACGACGCTAATAACGACTTATTCTTCGACGTTCAACAGAAGACCGATAAGCAACATATCTTGGATAATCCAGATACATATATCGGTTCGGTTGAAAGTATAGATGCTGATATGTGGATTATGAGCGAAGATGGTGAGAAAATTATTGAAAAAAATATAAATTACATTCCTGGCTTGTTCAAATTGTTCGATGAAGGTATTGTGAATTGTCGTGACCATGTTGTCAGAATGAAGACCAAAGTTGACGCTAATGTTGAAAATGCTTTACCAGTTTCTCATATTGATATCAGCATTGAATCAGATGGTTCAATTACTATGACTAATGATGGTAATGGTATTGATGTTGCACAAAAAGATGGTGTCTGGATTCCTGAACTCGTTTTTGGTCATTTAAGAACTTCAACAAATTATAATAAAGATGAAAAGAAAATTGTTGGTGGAAAAAATGGATTTGGATTCAAGCTTGTTTTAATTTGGTCTAGTTATGGTCGCATTGAAACAGTTGATCATATTCGTGGATTTAAATATATTCAAGAATATAAAAATAATTTAGATATGATTTGCAAACCTTCGATTACCAAGTGTAAGACCAAACCATATACCAAGATAACATTTAAACCGGATTTTGCGAGATTAGGTATTTCTGGTTTAACACCTGACACAATTGCCCTTCTTAAGAAACGTGTTTATGATATTGGTGCTGTGACAGATAAAAATATTAAAGTTAAATATAATAATGAGTTAATTCCTGTCAAATGCTTTGAACAATATATCAGTATGTATATTGGCGACAAGTCTGTTTCTCAAAGAGTTTATGAAGATGATGGGGAAGGAGGAAGATGGGAATATGCAGTTGCTCTTACACCAGCATCTGAGTTTATTCAGGTATCATTTGTTAATGGTATTCATACTTCTAAGGGCGGAAAACACGTCGAATATATTTTGAATCAAATTGTTAGAAAATTAGTAGATTTTATCGAAAAGAAAAAGAAGACAAAAGTGAACCCTAATACTATTAAAGAACAGTTAATTTTATTCTTGAGATGTGATATCGAAAATCCAGCATTTGACAGCCAAACTAAAGATTATATGAATACACCTTCATCTAAATTCGGTTCAAAATGTGAAGTAAGTGAGAAGTTTATTGAGAAGGTGGCAAAAATGGGCGTCATGGATGCTGCGCTACAATTAACCGAAGTCAAAGAATCCAAAGCTGCTAAAAAGACTGACGGCACTAAGAGTAAATCTGTCCGAGGTATTCCAAAGCTAACAGATGCTAATTGGGCAGGAACTGATAAGTCGAGTAACTGTATGCTTATTCTTTGTGAAGGAGATTCAGCTAAGGCGGGTATTCTTTCAGGACTATCATCGGAAGACCGTAATATTGTAGGTGTGTATCCTTTAAAAGGCAAACTACTAAATGTTCGCGGCGAACCTGTCAAGAAAATCGCTGATAATAAAGAAATTGCTGAAATAAAACAGATTCTTGGTCTCGTCACAGGCAGTAAATATCCTAATATAGAAGCAGTCCATAAGAACTTGAGATACGGTAAAGTAATCTTTATGACCGACCAAGATTTAGATGGAAGTCATATTAAAGGTCTTGGTATTAATTTATTCTCTTGTGAATGGCCTACACTTGCAGAAATTCCAGGATTCATCGGCTTTATGAATACTCCAATCTTGAAGGCAAAGAAAGGTTCAAATGAATTAAATTTCTATAACGATGGTGAGTTTGAAGAATGGAAAGAACAAAATGATATCAAGGGTTGGACTATCAAATATTATAAAGGTTTGGGTACTAGTACCGGCAAGGAATTCAGAGAATATTTTGAAAATAGAAAAATTGTTGAATTTGAATTTAATGGTAAGAAATCAGACGATGCGATTGATATGGTATTCAATAAGAAAAGAGCAGACGACAGAAAAGATTGGCTAAAATTTTATGACAGAGATGCCTACCTTGATACTAGCAAGAAAAACGTTTCTTATGAAGAATTTATTAACCGCGAATTAATTCACTTTTCTAAATATGATTGTGATAGAAGTATTCCTAACTTGATGGATGGTCTCAAAATTTCACAAAGAAAAATTGTCTTTGCTGCATTTAAACGTAACTTGAAGACTGAAATTAAAGTTGCTCAATTTTCAGGGTATGTTTCAGAGCATTCTGGCTATCATCATGGTGAAGCAAGTTTGAATGCAGCTATTGTTGGAATGGCGCAAAACTTTGTGGGTTCAAATAATATTAACTTGTTTCTGCCTAATGGTCAATTTGGAACTAGATTACAAGGTGGTAAAGATAGTGCTTCTGAAAGATATATATTTACATTATTGAATAAAATTACCAGAACAATATTTCAACAGACAGATGATAATGTTCTTGAATATTTAAATGATGACGGGTTATCTGTTGAACCAATTTATTACGCACCAATTATTCCAATGATTCTTGTCAATGGGTCTAAAGGTATTGGTACTGGATTTAGCACTGATATTATGTGTTATAACCCATTACAAATTATCGAGTATATCCAGAATAAGCTAAGACATATCGAAGATGATATTGACTTCGTTCCTTATTATGAAGGATTTAAAGGTTTAATTACAAAGATTTCTGATGAGAAATTCTTGATTAAAGGAAACTATGAAAAACTGGCTGTCGATAAAATTAGAGTTACTGAATTACCTGTTGGATATTGGACAGAAGATTTTAAGGAATTGCTTGAACATTGGATTAGTCCTGGTGAAGATAAAGACAAAAATAAAATTCCAGCAATCATCAAGGATTATGAAGATATGAGTAAAGATACAAACGTAGATTTCACTATTACATTTATGAAAGGAAAATTGGAAGAATTAGAAAATGCAAAAGGCGAACATGGTTGTAATGGGCTTGAGAAATTATTGAAATTGTATACAACAAATACTACAACTAATATGCACTTATTTGATTCTAATGATACTTTGAAAAAGTTTGATAAAGTTTCTGATATTATTGACACATATTATGATGTAAGATTGAATTTGTATCAAACTAGAAAAGAACATATGATTGAAAGTTTGGAGCGTGAATTAATGTTGCTTACTAATAAGGCTAAATATATTAAAGAAAATCTTGATGGAACGATTGATTTGCGTAAGAAGAAGAGGGAACAAGTTGTAGAAATGTTACAGAATAAAGGTTATGATATTATGGACAATGATACAAACTATCAATATTTAACGAAAATGCCGATGGATTCAGTGACAGAAGAAAATGTAGAAAGATTGAATAAAGAGCACGGAGATAAGAAGTCTGAATTAGAAACTGTTAAATCTACTACTATTAATAAGATGTGGTTAAATGAATTGGAGACTTTAAAAGAACAATATGCTGAATATAAAGAAGAAAGAGCGACACTAATGAACGGTTGCGAACCAAAGAAGAAAGTTGTATCAAAAACCGCGGTGAAGAAAGTTGTTAAGAAACAAACTCTAAATGTTGAAGAGGATTAGAAATATTTAATATAAAATTAGTATAAATATTTATTATATTTTTATTTTTATTTTTATTTTTTACTCTATTTAAATAACAATTATAAGTTATAATTATTATTTATCTTCCTACATAAATGGTATTATATATTTGGCTCCCTCTTTTTTGTTAACTCACGTAGCTTTGCTTAAAGATGTATTAAAACCAACTCTTTAATTCAAGTTGTCTATCCGTATTGCTTGCTTGAACTGGATGAGCAATTGGGACCACCAATGTGCTAGCGTCATCTATATATTTCATATAACCTTGAGCCTCGCTATATACTTGTTGTATACAATAATTCAATACTATTTTATTTAGCTCTTCTATTTGTTGTGGAATATTAAAAGGTTGATTAGCTGAATATTGCAAAAAAACACTCCTCATAATAATTTTAATTGAATCACAATCTTGAGGCCCTACTATATATTGTCCATTTGAACGTTGACATACACCTGCTCTTATTCCATTTTGAATTATCTGTATATTCTCTCGAGAGAAAAATGCCTGGGATAAAGGACTATCTGTCCATAAACCTTCTGTTGCGTTTCTAAATGTCACACACTGATTAGCAGGTATTTTATCATACATTTGAAATAATGCTGAAGTATTAGGTGATTTAATATTAACACGTCCATTATTTGCTTTGTTCATTTATATAAAATAAGCAAATAGAAAAAATTATATTTATTTAATTTATATGGAAAGTTTTCAAAAAATTGTTCTCTTTGCTGCCATAATTATATTAATTATTGCTCTTATATTAATTGGTCTTGCACTTACTTATTCAAAGGACCAAAAATGGCCACCTATGACTCCTGAATGTCCTGATTATTGGCTAGTGGATGGTTCTGGAAATAGTACTACATGTATTAATATGAAAGATTTAGGAAAATGCCCACCTAAAGCAGGAAATGAACATTTAAGAATGGACTTTAATAGTGCTGCATTCAAGGGTGCCAACGGGATGTGTGCTAAATATAAATGGGCTAAGCGATGTGGAGTTTCTTGGGATGGTATAACTTATGGTGTAAATAACCCTTGTCAAACTGCATAAACATAACATAATATTGTATAAATATAAAAATAACAAAAGATATATATAAAACATTATAGATATATTTTAATAATTATATGTATAATGAATATTTTTGAATTACCTGATGATATAATTGATTTAATTAAAGAATTTATACCTAGACAAAAACTAGTCTTTGTTAATAAATCATTTTACAATTTATATCATCATTTCATTAAAAAAACCATATCATTATATGACAATTATGTTCGTGACACGATTCGTCGTGATAATGAATTTGTTTTTCAAAAAATTCTTGAAGAGAATATTGATTTATGGCTAAAAAATAAACAATATAGATATAAGAATATGGTTTTCACTAATTATATTTATTTTATTATGCATTATTGTATAGAAAATAATGCTGAAAATTGCAGAGAAATAACACATGATTATTTAAAAAAACGTGATTTGTGTAGAAATCTACATAAAAAGAATGTTGTTAAATATATAAAATGGAACAATTAAATCTAAATAGAATACTCAATAGGGAGGAACAAGAAAAAGAGATTAAAAATATATTAAAAGATTTCGAATCAAATAAAACAAATCTTTTATTTAAAAAAGGTATTTATGTATATGGAGACCCAGGGACCGGTAAAACATCTTTTGTTGTCGATATTTTAAAGGAACTTAATTATGATATTATTAAATATGATGCTGGTGATATTAGAAACACATCTGTTATTGAAGACATCACTAAACATAATATGTCTGATAAAAATATTATGAGTCTTTTTAATAGGAAAGTAAAAAAAATTGCTATTATAATGGATGAAATTGATGGTATGAATAATGGAGACAAAGGAGGGATAAATTCATTAATTAAACTTATACGACCGAAGAAAACTAAAAAACAAAAATTAGAAGAAGTTACTATGAATCCTATTATTTGTATAGGTAATTATAGAGTTGATAAAAAAATCAAAGAATTGATGAAGGTATGTAATACTGTGGAATTAAAAACACCAAACCAATTACAAATATTAAATATAACTAGTGTATTATTTCCGACCATTAATAGTAATTTGAAGACTAAATTGATTTCATATATTCAAGGCGATTTAAGAAAATTAAATAATATACACAATTTATACAAAAATAAACCAGATATTTTTACGTGTGAGTTAATTGATAATATTCTACAAATTAAATCTTATAATGACGATACAAAGAAAATAACAAATAAATTATTGAATGAATATTTTCCACTAAATGAACACAACAATATTATGAACGAAACTGATAGAACAAGTGTTGGTTTATTATGGCATGAAAATATTATAGATGTAATTGAAAAAATGGATAAGAAGAAATCCATTCCATTTTATATTTCACAATTAGATAATATATGTTTTGCTGATTATATTGACCGAATTACATTTCAAAAACAAATTTGGCAATTTAACGAAATGAGCTCACTAATTAAAACATTTAAAAATAACAAGTTATATCACCAAACATTTACATGTAAAAATAAGTTTACTCCTTCTGAGATTAGATTTACAAAAGTTCTGACAAAATATTCAACTGAATATAATAATTCGCTTTTTATACAGAAACTATGTCAAAAGTTAGGAATGGATAAAAAAGATTTGTTTGGATTTTTTACTGAATTAAGTAATAATTATGAAAATACAGAAATTGTTAGTTTACTTGATAATTATGAAATAACTAAACTTGATATTAATCGTATTTATCGTTATATTGAAAAATATATAAAAGAAAATGCAACTGGTACATTAGACGAAAAAGAAATCGAAGACGAAGACGATTGTGAAGAAGAATTGAATTGATATATTAGTATTTGAATATATTTACAATGACTATATTTATAAATATGAAAATTAAAATGTATTTTATATTCAGTTGTATTTTTATTTTATCTATATTTATTTACATTTATAGATAAAATAATACCCAATTTATTTTTTTACTCGCCTCATGCAAATTTATTACTCAATTTACTCAATTCATGTAATCTTGCATCTCGCTTTTTCTCCCAATTACGGACAACTTCTTGGTCAACTTCACATTGTAAATAAGTTGCATAATGTTGTGGTGAAATGAAAAATAATGTACTAAAACCATTAGTACTTTGACACTCGCTTGTTGCCAAAATAACCTTAAAAAATAAATCTTCATCTCTGGAACCTACCATATTTGAAGAATATTGTCCAGTCTCAACATCCCTAATATAAGTTCCTGTACCACTAGAGGTATAAAGTTTGATTTTCTTGTTATATCCTTTACCATCACGACGTATAGCTTTTCTATAAATCACATTATAACCTTTATCTTTGCTTCTTTCCTTCGCCAACATTTTTTCTACATCATGTTCACTCTCAAAATCATTATGTTCTTCAAAGTTATAATAATCGTCCTGATACATTTTCTATTTTCTACTATATAGTAAATATTTATCTTTAAATTATTTTAAACAATATTTATTGTAGGACCATCCGTCGATAATTCAATACATTTTTCAGCCTTACGTTTTTCTATTTGCATCGCAATAAGCTGTTTAATTTTATCATTTAAATATTGAATTTGTGCATGCAAATTTTTATTTTCATTCATTAATTGCTGTATTATTGTGTTTTGTTCACTTATTTTCTGTTGTGCTATTTGTGGATTTGAAAACATATTTAACTGATTTATCGTAGATTGATAATCTGTCTGCTGTTTCATCATTTCCTGCATTTTTTTCTGTCTTTCTATTTTCATTTCTGCTAATTGTTTTTTAACATCCGGTTTAAAATCTGGTTTACCTGGTTCATAATTTTCGAGTAATTTATCTATATCTTCCATAAAAAATTTCAAAATTTCAGGTTCACTCACTAAATCTTTTGGTAATACTGGCGTTTCATGAATAGTTGGATTTGGCATTTCTTTAAGTAACTCTTTTTTATCAAATGAGTTATGATTATGCGAAAATACCACAATAGATTTTGTTGAATCTAATTGAACAAATGGAATAGTATAATCTTTTAAAAATGTTTTCTCTTCTGCAACAGATGAATTTTCGTTGAATTTTGTCTTTTCCAATAACTCTTTTTTAAACGCAAATGTTGCTGCTGTTGCATGATTCGGTCCATAAGGACCAAATTGATACATTTTATTGATGTGCTTAAAATAAATAAACATAGCACTCGAACCGGCACACAATGCTTTACTCTCTCGCAAACGTTCTACAGCATGTTTTACTCTATCAGCCGGATAATAGTCATCGTCGTCCATATAGACAATAATGTCACCTTTGGCTTTCTCATTTGAGATATTTCTTTTTTTACCTAATGTCATTTTTTCATCGTATTTAAAATATCGTACATAAGGAAGATGTGCAACTAAATCTTCAATTTTATCACTTCCATCATCAACAATAATCCATTCCATTTTATCTCTTGGATAAGTTTGATTTTCGAAACATTTGATAATTATAGGAATAAAAGGTCTGCGATTAAATGTCGGTGTACATATACTAACAAAAGGTTGTTTTGATATTTTTGTTTTATTTTTACCCATTGATATATTGTTTATATAAATATTATTTAAGTAATATTTGTATAAAATTACTTTCTAAGAAAATATTAATTTCCAGTTAAATTTTTGCTTATATTTTTTAATTCTTTTGTGATGTTACCACCTTTTTGACTCAGTATTCCAGTTTGGTCTAATAAAGTATATAAAATCCCTCGTTTTTCACAAGTCCTAGTTGCTTGTTCATAGCTTACAACAGGAGATAGATTAGTTTCAGTTATTGGTTTAAAAATATCCAAGTCTTTTACACCACAATAAATCATTAAAAAAGTTATTATTAAAAATATTCCAGGTATTATACCTAATTTTAAAAATGCTGATAAAATAACAAAAAAACAAATTGTCGATACTATTGATACCTTATAGTATTTAAATAATTCTGTAATGATTGTTAAAGATGATATCGCTTTTCCGTTTAATATTCCCTTGTATAATAGACATGAAATCATGCAATATCCTAATATTATAGCAGGAATCGCTGCCAAAAATCGAAATCCAAAAAAGAACAATAATATAAATCCAATCATCAATAAAAACGATAATAACAATGTGAAAGGACTTAATAATATTGTTATACTTTGCCATAGTGGTCTACCTATACCCAACACATTCAGGTTTGATTTAAATACCCAACCCAAATTAGCAAACCATAAATAAGCAAAATAAATTCCATTTAATACGAAACATATAAGGCATAAAAACATTGTTATAAATGGACCTAGAAATACAATCAAATATTCAGGTAAGTTATTAACATAGTTCATAGTGAAATTTATAAAGGAATAATCAAATTGTATTAAAGGTTCAATAATAGATATAAAATAATTTGCTAAAAAGTTTGAATTAGGTTTTTCTTTATAATTTTTTAACATATTTATAATTTTATATTTTGAGTTTTTATCTTCATTTGGGATTTCTAGTTTCATAGACATTTTAGGGTCAGAATATGGTGTAAAAATATTTGTTTGTATTTTTTGCACGTTTACTTTGTTATTCGTATATGGACTACATTTTTCATCCGTCGGTAGTATATTTGTTTGTGCTAATTTACATACAAATAAAATTAATCCACTACTTGAAAAATACAATAATATTACAATAATTGTCATTATTACATAAGTTATAAACCCTTTTATATTAGATGTAAAGTCTGTTAGCGAATTCTTTATATTAGATGTAAAATCGCTTAATAAATTGTCCCCTTTCTTTTTATTATCTATAGCACTTGTATCGTTACTTTTATCAGACATCACTTATATT